TATCGGTCTCCGAAGCCGAGGGTCGTGGGTTCGATTCCCGCCGAGCGCACCAATAATCCGCATTATCTTTATCTACTTCTGTCATCACATCATAGAATGTTTTTTCAGGCTCAAGCCTTGCCATTTCAGCCATTTGATATATTTCAAACGGTGATGGTTTTGTTCTTTGCTGTTTCCAATCGCTAAATCTGCTCGGTTGAATATTTAGTTTTTCAGCCATTTTCTTCTGTGATTTTTCAAAATATTTAGCTCGTGCTATTAGCATATCTAATTTCATGTCATTTACTCCGCTTGCAAAGTTCCGAAATTTGGTATAAATTCCAAACATACAAATTAATGTTTGTTTCATGTAATTAATATTACACCATTCTGGAGTGTTTGTTATGTATCAATTATATAAAAGTCTTTCTGAGTCCGTTCAGCCTATCTCTGATAGTCCTGTCGAGGTCTTGACCCTTTGCCCCTGTCCTCCAGAAACTTTGTCATGCGCTGTCAAATGTGATCTTGATGAAGTGGATGGGGGCATCCTTTCTTATCCTCCAGTTAATGGAACTTCTGTTCCTTCTAACTTGGAGTAACTGCTATGCCTCTTATCTTTATGTTCTTTGTTTTGCCTTTGATTGTTGTTGCTCTTGTTTCTGCCTCTATTCTTGATGATAAAAATATTCAGAAAAACGCAGAATTTGAAGCCACTAATTGTCCTGAAATGCTCCAAGTAGATAGCAAATATTGCAAGCCTATAGGGGATAAATGATATGAACTATCAGCCTTTCTATGACATGAATATCTTAGTCTCTGATCCAATGCTCCAAACTCTACAAGAAAACAAGATTTATCTAATTTTTATGATTGCTCTTACTTTCTATTTATTTATGGCTTTGCATATGACGTTATTCAGTCTCTATAAAGTTTTAAGACAACCAAAAAGAAAGTATTACCCGACCGTTTAACAGACGGTCGAATTATTAATCATTGATAACAGTCTTTTTCGTTATCAATGATTAATGATTGACCCAACAACCGAAGGGCGTTAGCTGATGATTTTTTATGCGACTGAAACTGAATTTAATCAAGCCGCTGTTAATTGTGTAGCGCGTCTTGTTTCCGATAAAGCCAGTAAGGTTATAGCGACAGGTAATGTCGCCGACATCGGGGAAGAGTGCTTAGGCTACTTGGAAGAAGTGACGGTCGAAAATCAGTTATCGCCAGTCACAGTTTCGGCTTACTTGGAAATAATCCGTAGTGAGAACGATGATATAAGTCGGTTCTTTGGTGAGTAGCTTTGACAGGGCTTGTTACTTTAGTTTAACGCCCCCGCCGCCGTTGCAGAATTGAGGATGTTTGCAGGTGCAGTAAATGTAAGTGATAAAGAGTGGAATTAACAGAGAGCGAATGACCATCTTTTCGGGAATGTAGCCGAATTAATGTAGTGATTGGTAGCGTATGCACGAAGCCGTAAATATCGGAGAGTCAAGAAAGGCGGCGGGGGCATATTTAAACTTAGAAATAATGACTGTTAAATCGTGGGAACGAAAAACCCCCACTTGTAACACGGGGGTAACGAAGGATGGCTGACATGAAAACGACACTTAACTACAGAAAACAGATCGCTGACATAGCATCTAAGCAAGAGCTTACCATTCGCACCGCTAAGGGTATTGAATTAGTGCCAATCCGTATGCCTGTAGGTACTGAGCAAGTCATTATTGATGCCGTTAACTTTGTTACTTCTGTAGATACCTACGGAGAATTTGACCAAGTATTGAACGATACCGAAATGCCCGAAGCCGAAAAGCTGGAGCTAGTCAAAGAATTTGTCTTTGAGATAACAACGGTTCTATCTGATATTTTCGGTTCTGATTTCTCAGATGCAACCTATAACGGCAAAGGCATTCACTTTTACAAGTACGGTTTTAGCATTGGTAGCCCTGATGCCAAGCTCGGCACAATAGCCATAGGCGGTCAAAACAATACTGTACTAATCATGATAACTGGTACTGGCTGCCAATATGCCGATAACTATTGGGAGCATAACTTATATAACTTTTTAAAGTGTGACGCTACTAATCCAAAGCTGACACGTATTGATCTAGCGCATGACGATTTTGAAGGTATTTACTCGTCACCTGAAATTGCCGACGAAGCCGACAGTCAAGGTATGTTTGCCCTAACTAATCGTATGCCTACAGTCCAACATCTAGGCGACTGGAAACGCCCCACTGGTGCGGGTCGTACTCTCCAAGTAGGCAAACGCGAGAACGGCAAGCTATACCGAGGTTATGAGAAAGGCAAAAAGTTTGGTGATGTTGACAGTCTTTGGTTTCGTAGTGAAGTCGAGTTTGGCACTGCGGGCCGTCACCTACCCTTTGAAATGCTTATAGCCCCTACTCAGTATTTCGCAGGTGCTTACCCTTTCTGCTTGGAGCTTGTCGAGCACGCAAAAGGCGAAATATTTGACACGGTTAGCCGTGTTCCCTGTACCAAAAAAGAAGCTGAAATCAGTTTAAATAAATCTATTCAAATTTGGAAACATCAAGCGGGTCGTTATATCGCTGCCTATCGTGAATTGTTTGTTAAAAAAGACAGTCAAGGCAATTTAGTACCCGATGACACGTTGATCCTTGACCTGCTCCAAACTGAAAAAAAGGACTTTTATCCAAAACGTCTAAGAGTTCATGAAAAGTTTATCAAAAATCCGCCAACTTACGCGCCGTGGTCGGACAATCATCAAAAGTGCGCTATACCATTCTAGGAGTATAACCCATGCAACAACGTGTAACGATTACTGGTGCTAAACGCTCTAAAGGCGAAATGGAAGGTCGCCCATACGACAGCACTAAAATTTACGTACAAACCAAAATGAACGTCGATAGCGGCGACATGATGGGCTTTGCTACTACTGAATATAACTGGGGCTTATCTGATAACTTCGATAAGTTGCTTGGTCTTAAATTCCCTATTCAAGCTGATGTTGACATGGAACTTATCACCTCTGGCAAAAGCTCTAAAATTGTTGTTCTCGAAGTCACTCCGATTACATCACAAATACAAGCTAAGGCTTAAATAATGAACACGGTTTATCAATGTGTTGAACTCTCAGACTTGAACGAGTGCATCCAATGGCAAGCCGTACCTAATTACGGTGGCTACAAACTAACCAATGAACAAATGGCAACCTTTATCTTTGCAATCGCTGCACTTTTCGCCACCGTAGCCGCGATTAAGATTGTCAGACGTACATTTTTTTAAACAAAAGGAATTAACCATGTTAGAAAATCAAAACGAAGTACAAGTAACTGATGTTAAAGCTCCAAGCAATGTTACTAAATTTGCAACCGTAGTAGGTGCAACTACTACTTATGCCCTTTTAGCGTCAAGTGCTCATGCTGAAGCAATCGAAATCCCTGCAATGACTGATATTGTCACAATGATTACTGGTATGGTCGCTGTGGTTGCATCTGTCGGTATGGCTGTTCTATCTGTTTACGCAACTGGTCGCGTATTCAAATGGGTTAAAGCTGCGTTCTAATGAGCTTCGCGCCCGAATTCGTCTTACAAATAATTGCGATGGTTTGTATTATCGTCGCAATTAGAGACGCGCTCAATTTATAACTAAATCAACCAATAGAATATATAAAGGACTTTTCATGCACATTAAACTACTGTATCGAAAAGTTCTTTATGTGTTTTTATCGTTAATGATCGTCATTAGCTCAACACAGACCGCTTACGCCACTACTTCCATTGGTGGTTGGACTGCAACCGATACCATTATTGCAGGTGCTACAACAACTATTAATGCTATTAAGGGCGCGGGTTCTTCTGCTTTAAAATCTGCTGTTACTGTTGCCCCTAGTGTGTCAAAAGTTGGTAAGCATCTTATAAAGGGTGGCGGTCAAGCTGCTTTAGCTTTTGCCGTTGTTGAGTTGATTGGCGAGGGTGTTGATTGGGTGCTAGACCCTGCAAATAATAGGGTTAAATATAACGAGGTCGTTGACGGTGGTTATTTGAATGGTTATAGAATTAATAATGTTACTTATTCTAATCCTGAATCCGCCTGTAAAGACTTTTGGGATAAGTACCCTAATGGAAAAAGTAAGCAGGTATATTTAGATGACGGTGATGTTGTTGGTAAACAATTTCGCTGTTATATTTTCAATAATGGTAGTACCAACACTCGCGGCGATATTGTTGGTGATGATGGTTCTGAACCTGTTGAAAAATATATTCCCATTGATACCGTCGCCGCTCAGGTCATTTCAAATGCTGATTCTGGTCATGTTCCTAGTCAAGATGCTGTAAAAGCTACTGCTTTAGAGGGATTTGCCGCAGGTGAGCATGATGCGGCCCTTGATGCTGCCGCTCAACCTTCAACTGGAGAAGGTACTGGAGAAGGTACTGGAGAAGGTACTGGAGAAGGTACTGGAGAAGGTGCTACTCCTGCCGATCCTGCTATACCTTTTGACCCTTCTTCTATTCTCGCTGCTATTGCTTCATTAAGTGCTATTTTAACTGGCATTCTAAGTTCTATGACTGGCTTTTTTGATTGGTGGACAGACCAATGGGAAACCTTTGCTACTTCATTTACTGAATTAAAAGATTGGGCAACTACTGAACCTGCTCCGCTTGAACCTGAGCCAGTAACGGTTATTGACGATGTAGATATTGGCGGGTGGCAAGAAAAAGCAAATGCGGGCTATGTTCAATTTGGCGGCCAGTGTCCGAGTGATGTTGAAATTCCGATTAACTACATGGGTGCATCTACCAACCTATCTATTAGTTATGTACCTTTTTGCCAATTTGCGAGCATGATTAAACCCGCCGTTATTCTAGGGGCTTGGATTAGTGCCATGCTTATTATTTCGGGTGGTCGTGCTAGGGAGTCTTAAATTATGTGGGGCATTTTAACTAAAGTTTTGCAAGGCTTATTCGGTGGTATGGGTAAGCGCGTTTTAGTTGGTATGGGTTTGGGCTTTGCATCGGGTGCTATCTCGCTTGCCGTTATCAATTATTACATTAACAAGATTGTATCCTCTGCGGGGGCATTGGGTGATATGGCTGCCATATTGCATCTTGGCGGCATGAGTACGGCTTTATCAATCATCATCGGTGCTGTAGTAGTTCGTGCAAGTCTAGGTGCTACTAAGCTATCACTTACCAAACTAACAAAATAAACTAAAAATGGTCAGCCACAGCGCAAGAGCAATTTCCAATTGCTTGCGCGGGGCTGACCAATGCGGGAAATTTTATGGCTGATAATGGATTGGTTAAAGGACAGGGGCTTGTATTAATCACTGGTAAAAAAGGGGCGGGTAAATCGCACTTTGCTACTGCTCAGATAAAATATATCGTCGATAACTTCCCTGACCATCCAGTTTATGCCGATGTTGCGGGTCTTAATATTGCGGGTGTTGAAAAGTCGCCTGATGACTGGCAAACACTTTTAAACGAAGATGGGATTGCTAATGCAACCGTCTTTTATGATGAAGCTCAGTTGTTAGAATGGGCGGATAACTCTAATACTAAGATTAGCTCAGACAGCCGCATTAAAAACATGACAATGATACGTCATGCCAACTTAAACATCGTTGTCATGACTCAAGATCCAACCTTCGTACACTCTGCACTGCGTAAGCTCGTTGACGTTCATTATCATATTAGCCATCCTTTCAAAGATGGTAAGCCTAAAGTGTTCCAGTTCGCAGGTGCTATGAGTACCATTGACGATAAGGGAGCGTGGAAAACCCACGCTGTCGAGTCATTCACGCATAAGCTAGATAAAGAAACGACACAGCTTTATAAGTCCGTTGAGGACGGTGCTAAACATGACCAAAAGCGCAAGATACCTAAGCGCGTTGTGTATATGATCGCCTTTGTCATTGCCATTATCTTAATCGGTATTCCTGTTGGTATTTGGGGTCTTGGTAAAGTTTACGCCTTCATTGGTGGTGCTGATGAACGTAGCGAAGAAATGTTAAATACTGCTAAAGATAATGGAGAAACAATTACAAGTGGTGGTTCTAACGCTGCTAGTGGATTTGGACAAACGCCCGAAGAACTGACCAAAGAACAACTAGACGAGTTATACAAAAAATATCTAGATGATTATACCGTTGAGGTTGGACAACATGACCTTGTTAGACCTGATAGCATCATGTCAATGAATGGCACTTGCCGCGCTTATAATATGTATGGTGATGGTTTAAATATCACTCAGGAAAAGTGTTTTGATATGTTGGCAAATCCTGAAACTAGACCGCATAAACGCTCTAATACTTCAATGGCTGCTAATAATAATGCTAATAACCCGAATACAAACAGCACCAATGCAACGAATGAAAATAGAGACTATATAAACAATCCCCCGCCCCCTATACAAAACAATAGTTAAGGAATATCTAATGGCTCATGTAACTGGTTCTTATAATGCTCAACGTGGTTACTTGTTATTCGCTGATAATAGTAACTATAGAGCGACGGTTTGTCTTACCTCTATTGGTGAGCCTTATGCGTCTGTTTATGTGTCTCATAAGGGTACTGGTGATGCTTTCGAGCGCGCACTAAATAGGGACGATATAACCCACTTTCTATCTTTAAATCTTACTCATGATTTCATCAATCATGCTCTGACTTTTTATCAACAATAGTTAATCTCCTGCTGCAATTTTGCACATAGGAGTTTTAACAATGTTTAGTAAATTATCGGAAGTTATAGAGTATTATCAAGAGTATCATCTGACCAAAAACAAGTATCAATATCGAGCGGATAACCTCCGCTTTTTTGATGCCTATCTTTTAAAGAATTTAAGGAAAAAGGACGTTAAGAAGTACGCACAATTTAGGCGGGTCACTGTCTCCAATGCCACCATTAACCGTGAATGTTCTTTTGCTCGTGCTGCGATTAATCGAGTTAATGAAGATTACGAGTTAAAAATTAATAACCCTTTTGAAAATGTTAAATTTATCGAAGATGATTATATTGCTAATTACCTGAACAGGTCACAATACGAAAGGCTTTTAAAATCTGCATTGGAGACAGACAATAATGATCTACATGATTTTATTGTACTGCTCACTATGACAGGTTGCCGACCTATTGAGCTATTAACTTTGAAATGGTCAAACGTACACTTAGACAAACATCAATTTATTGTTAGAAATCATTATAGTAAGTCTAAGCGTACCATGTATAAATATTTGAATAATACCGCTTTGATGGTGCTATTGGAGAGACACGAGCAAGCAAATAGTGATTATGTTTTTGCTAACTGTAAGACTGGCGACAGGGTGAAAAGTTATAGTAAAGGTTTTCAATTATGCAAAAAGAGAGCTGGCGTTAATTGTACTATGTATGATTTGCGCCACACTTACGCATCATGGCTTATTCAAAAAGGTGTAGGGATTTATACAATTAAGGATTTACTGGGGCATGGTGATATAGAGAGTACGATGCGCTACGCCCATCTTGATTATGCTCAATATGTCGAAGCGGTCGATTTATTAGATTAACAATGTAATTTATTGTAACTGATAATTGCGCTCGGTAGGTCTCCGAAGCCGAGGGTCGTGGGTTCGATTCCCGCCGAGCGCACCAATCATA